CCTGTCCGACCCTCCTAGAAGGGCAGCGTTGTTGGCCAACGCGGCCAGCCACTCAATTCAACACCGCTAGGCCAAAGCGGCGCAACCCCAATTTCGCGTGGTGGATGGGGACCGACCACCTGTTGTTTGCCGAATTGTCGGACTTATATGTGCTAACCGTTGCAGACCTGGCGACCTCCCACTTTGACACACCCGAGACACGTAAAGGGAATCGCGGGGGGGCAGCGCAAACGCACCGCCTGGTCCCCCTGCGCAACGCGAGTGGTGGTCGAAGCACCGAGGGGCGGTCAACCCACACGGCCGGGTGTACAGATCCAAACATTTCGCACAAGGCCAGATCTCCAGCAAACAACTAAACTGCTTCCCTGCAAATCTCGTGAATGATGTCCAAGAGGTCCGATTTCCCGACAACGAAATCGAACTTCTTCCAATTGTCAGAGAAAGAAACAGATGAAAAAGACGCCTCCAACGCCCTTTGTTTCTCTGGCAAGACACCAAAGGCTGCCTCAAAAGAGAGGCGCGCCTCGAGAGACACAGGTACACAATTGTCCTCAGTAGCAAACCAGGCTCCCAGAGAGAGAGCATCTCTATGGGGATGATCCCGGACACGGCGAACCGGTCCGAGCTCTCTGAGAGCCGAGGCGAAGAAGGATTGCAAAATTGGGACTCCACGAGCCTGAGAAAGCTCGCACATGGCAGCACCGACCATCCACTCACGCGCGAATTTGGGTTCGCGTAGGTAAATATGTGATGTGAACGCGCCTGAGAGCACACGATTGTACTCCCTAACCATGCACCACCCTCTCGCACCCAAAAAGAGGGGGGCAGAACCACCAAATCGCACTCCTTCCAGTTTAGTGGTAGGACGTTCAAGCAACACCTCGTGACCAGAGCTCTGGAGGATGACATCGGAGAACGTGGGCAAAACACGTCCAGCGTCCTGTGCTTCAAGAAACACAAGAACGTTATCGCCATCCACCAGAACATCGAAAACAACGCCGAAAGTGCGGAGCGCCGCAATGACCTCAACAAGGAAGCAAAGGCTATTGCCCATGCCCGTGTTAAAATCACCACTAGCTCTCGCACCCGGTCGCCGAAATCGAGCGCCACAAGACGTAGTGCCCCGCAGTTCCAACTGTTTCTCCAAAAGAACCCTCAGCCTACCGTCGCCAGGAAATGCAGCCCCATAGACTGCATGCTCTCTCTTCAAAGCAGAAGGACCCACGTGGGCCTCAAACGCACTACCATCCGCCTCGAAGCAGACGCACTCACGGAAAGCACCAAACTTTCTAGCAATGAGATTGCCGCGCTGCCTCGGGTTCAAACCTTTCGCAACGAGTCTTCCGGAACCAATACCAAACACAGATCCGTTGAGTCGGCCCCACAGCCAATGCTCG